TGTATCAATCGTGCCAGTAAGTGTACGTGTGAATGAAACAGTATCCGCCATAGATACCTTTAATGAGTTACCTAATACACCCGGGAACTTTGCAGCAAAAGGACCGACGTTGGCGGCGCCAGTTGCATATTGTGCTTCCCAGACATCTTCGTTTTCGATGACGATTGCAGTGCCTGATGACACAGCGTTACGTGCAGCTGAACCTACTTGACGCACAACAACCATGTTGCCGCTATATGACAAGAAGTTTGCAGCACTGAAGAAACTTTGGAATGTATCGGCGTTTGGCTTGCCGAATGTCTTTACTAATTCTAATTCTGAACTGATAGTTACGGGTTGTTTTGCGGGACCCCATGCGAAATTTCCAACGAAAGCGCCGATGGAACTAGCGACCGCAGGAATTACATTTGTTAGATCCTTTTCAACAACTAATACACCTGGCGAAAGTTGAAATGGCATGTTTTTCTCCTATAGAAAGATAATTTTATTAAAACGACACGTTTAAAGATTGAAAATATTTATAATTCTATGTTATTATATTTTTCCATGGCAACTCGTCTTGAGTTGACCAAACAACATTATTATCAATAAAACGTTCCTCATTATCAACACCATCATCTATAAACCCAAAGGGCGTCATCTCATCTGCAATCTGCTGCATTTGTTGCTCGTACATTTTCGCACGAATATCCATGTTTGTGAGTTCTTTGAAATACTGGTTAGTCGTTAACCATCCAAATAACACTAACGTCATTACTAAGTCATCACTGTATCCGATATCTGCACTAAAACTTCCGTTTTTCTCTACGAAGGTAGATAACTCACTAATAGTATCGGCGTCAAAAATAAGTAATTTTTGTTCTTCAATCAAACTCTTTAATCCAAAACAGCCGATACGTTTGACTGATTTGTTTGTGCGAATTCCTTTCGTAGTAGATTTGGAGAATCCTGGTGAGATATAGGTACGGTTATTTTCTACGACTGTACACAACAGATTTTCATATTCTAACTCGTTGTGTAAGATATCTGCTACCTGACCCCCAATATCATTTATTTCGACTAATACATACGCCTCATTATAATCCTTTGCGGCTTTATAGACAACATCAGGAAGTAACATAGGCGCGATCTTATTATCCCGATATTTTGCAACAAGCTTATAGGGTGATTCAGTTACGTCAACCACCGTTAATGCAGAATAGTCACCGCCAATCCCGCGGGATACGTCAACCACAATAATGTATTGATGATTCGGTTCTGGGTTCTCGTAGATATCGAAATTCATATTTTTGAAAATCGGTTCAACACTTGACATCACCGACAAGGCCCGACCACTTACTAAGGTATTACTTGACCCTAGGAATTGACACAATACTTCTTGATTGAATTTAACTTCACCAAGTGTGCGAAGTTGTTCTTCTGCCCACTTTTCATCACGCCCAGGAATTTCCCAATACGGAATAAAGAACGGGACAAATCCATTTTTCTCTTGTTCCGCTTCATTCCAAAATTTCCAGAAGTGATTATATCCCAACGGCGTAGATGTCAAAAGAATCTTTGTTGTCGTACCGGCAGAAATTGTCGGATACACAGAAGCAAAGAATTCTTCTGCTACGTTATTAGGGATAATCGCAGCTTCGTCAATATACAACCAGTTTACAGATTTACCACGAATACCTGAGGTTGTAGTAGCTGACGTAAAAATGCGACTACCGTTTTCTAATTCTACGTCACCTTTATTCCAGGTACGAACACCCTGCTGTAACCACACAGGTAAACTTTCATACATGGTTTGATAGCGTGACAATACTTCACGGGCAGAACTTCCTTTGTTCGCAAGAATCGCAACAGTTTTACTTTCTTGAAATAACGTGTACCATAAAATACACGCTGCCGCAGTAATCGTTTTTCCTTGCTGACGCCCTTCCATCAACACGACTTTACGATTATTCAAGATGACATCAATTTTTTTCTTTTGACATTCATACAGTTTAAATAATTTCAATCCTTCATCAAGCGTAACAATATAGCAATAATTTTCAATAAAGTAGTGAGGATCTTGTTGACATTTAATTAACTCAACAATTTGCTCTTGCGTATACTGAAGCGATAACCCTATAGGTTTAAGATTCGGATTGCCGTGATATGCAATATCATTCATCAATAATCTCCGCATCTACCACAGGAGACGCATTTTTCAACATTTTCATCAGCTCATGTGTTGAACCGACAAACACATTATTTTGCGTGTTGATCGTTTGCGCCTGCGTTTTTCTTTCAAGTTCTTGCTTCTTTTTTTGCATATCAACTAAATCTTTTGCGACATCAGACACGGTTTTAATTAACTGCCCCGCAACTTCATAGGCACGAGGATGGTCGCTATTCTTAGCAATATTCAAAATCCCGTCAATCGCATCATTTCCCTTAGCAATCAACGTGTGTAATGTTTCCCGAGCTTTTTCTGTGTCATCTGTTACTTCAGGTTTTACTACATCCTGAACTTCAGGTGTAATAGGTGCAACATCAAATTTTTTATCTAATTCTTCAAACATATTAGTCACCTAAAAATACTGTATCGAATTCCTCAACAAATGTATAGTTTTTCGCATCGCCGGTTGCCGTCAAGGTAATCTGTGTTCCGATACCTGTGCCGTCAGCGTTTTCTGCATACAAGTTAGCAATGGTTTTCTTAATTACGTTAGCACTATCTACATAGCCATAGAAGTTAATCTTCACCGTAAAATTCAAATCCCAAATTACTGACATTCGTTGATCAAAGTTTCCTTCATATTCATCATTATAGTTAACACTTTCAAGAATGAATTGTAAGTCGCGCTTTGCATTAAGCACGGGCAATTCATTAATCGTCACATTAAAATCAGGATTAAAGTATGGTAAGATTTGTTCAAGAATCTGTAATCCGTCATCTTGATTTTTTGCAAAGATACTCATACTAATACCCATATTATACGGCGTCGAAACAAAGGTGTGACGCATCGTATCGGTTGCATCATTAATCGCCTTGACAGTTTGTATCGGCACTAATTTACGTGATGAATCATAATTCAAGGACGTAATTTCAAATCCGATGCGAGGAAGCGTGACTTCGTATTTGGCACGACCTTCTTCAAGACTTGCAACTTCTTGTACACGGGCAATAATTTTTTGTTTCGGGGCATAACTTAAGGGAACTACTAATGTCTGAACGACTTCACCATTAGAATTCTTTCTTCTAATATTGATGTTATTGAATATCGTTCCGAACGCAATAATCGCTTTGCGAATGTGTTCGTGATAAAAATGTTGATTATTAAACATTAGACTTCACCGAAAGGATTGATAATACTGAAATCCAAAATACTTTGTCCTTGTGTTTGGAAATCATCGTTATCACTTAAGATATTATTGTTTTCTGTGCTGTATGAACTTAAGATGATTGAGCCGCCGGCTTGAGTTAAAATGCGATCTCCTGTTTGTGCTAAGAGATCATACGCATACACATTGCCAGAACGTTCTGCAAAATCATCATCAATTTCGTCAATGCCCGTTTGTACGGCTTCTGAACTGTATTGCCACAATTCGCATTGTAGATTATAGACGTAGAATTTCCCGACTTGGAAAAACGGATCAAGATGTTCGACAAATTTAATTTCGAACATCGCGTCTGTTTTGGGTAGATAAATTAAATCGCCTTCAGCGGGACGTTCAGGGAGTTGTACGACTTGCGCCATTTGTTCAACACTGTTTTCCCAGCGACGTTTTGCTACGACGAAGGTAGCTTTGTCACGGACTTCAATGCCAAACTTCGTAAAAATTTCTTTTTCACCTGCCCACCCATCTACGTTGGTCAGATACATTTCAATAGGATAGGCCTGCGTGAATTGACTTAAAATATCTTCACCAAATAACGTATCAAGTTTTACTTGAGTACGTGGCAAATAATACACATCATGCCCGTAAATTTTTAAGCTTTCAATAATTAAATCTTCAACTAATCGTTGTTCATTAGTTGTTCCTGAGGTATTCCCTGACTGAAAATAAAAATTTGTGGGCATGAAAATTACCCAACCATGAAGTCAACAGGTAATTCGTAGCGACTTTGCATTTCTTCTTCGATTTTCATAATTTCAGTGACGGCTTCATCGTAAATTTCTTTCCCGTTTAAGATCACGCCGCCAGGAAGTTGAATCCCGCCGAACTTCTTCATGTTTTCACCCCATTGTCGCTTGATCAATGAAGTCGCATACCGCTTCAAGAACATGTCGTTATAGATTTCCGTAAACTGATTCGGATCAAGGATACGATGACATTCTGCGACAATGTAGTTGTCAGGAATAAATGTTTCAAGCCAGTTTACGTCAATATACAACCGATTCATTTTTCTATTGAATCGAATGTTACGATCTGACGGTAACAACATTTCTAACATTTGTAAATGTGTTTTAACCTGAGAATAGTAGATTAAATCACTAGACATTAAGTCATATAAATCCGTTAAACGGAATTGGTATACGACATCGAAAATATTTCGAGGCGAGGCGCCGACATTAGCAGGACCAATTGAAAATACGCGAGTCACTCCTGTTACGGCATCTGAAATATCAAAGTATTGTGAGTCCCAGTTTCCTAAGGTAAAGGCTGTTGACGGATGTGTTGTAGCAGACACCCCAGATGTCGTGCCGGTAATGACTTCGTTGTTAGCAAACGTCCCGTTTGTGCCTTTTAATTTGAATTGATTTAATCCGACAATTTCATAGATGGTTGACGTAGCGCCAGATGTAGCGCCTGTGATAATTTCGCCAACACTAAATAATCCCGCACCCATGCCTTGTAATTTCAAGGTTGAGGCGACGACTTGTGCTTTTAAATAGATTTTTTCTACGCCGTCAAAATGATACTCATTCCAAAATTCAAGCGCATCTTGAATTCTATCTTCTACTTGATCTTCATCAACATTGATTTCAATGACAGGAAATCCTAAGCGACGGAGACAGTAATCTTTTAATTCTTCGCGGGTTGTTATCGGCATAGATTACTCATTTAAAGATTTCTGTAATAGATGTACTGATTATATTTATCATCCATAAAATAGATACAATCTTATAGAAACATCTCCTTCAGCACATTCGAACGGTAACAAAACGTGTGGATTTTGTAAATTATGAAAGTATCCATCGCCTTCTTCAAGAACTATTTTAGTGCTTAATCTTTTATCACTGTTTACAAGAAATACAGGGTGATCAATATTGTTTTGTTGAAAAGGTTTTAATTGAATCACACATACAAATTTAGGTTGCTCAGAAAAATCAAAATTTTTTATGATTTGAGATAACTTAAAAACATCACTTCTAGTGTGTTTTTGTTTTAAACTACCTATAAAATTTAAAGATTGTTCTGATATAGAATTTGCTAATTGTGATAACGAACCCCCTACATCACAATCTATCGTGCTATTTAATAATGATTTTTG